AATCGACCGCGATACTTAACTCCTTTTTTGAAGATTAAGAGTCTAGAGTCAATAGAGCTATTGGATGCCTTGTTTTGTTGTTCGACTTCATTTTTGATGTTTTCGACGTTATTGATTATGCTTTCGATGTCTGTCATGTTGTTATTTTATTCTATTTTATTTTATTTTAATCAGAGATAACGTTATGTTTTCTCTTTGTCTTATTTACTCATCAAGTTAGCTCATTCTAACCTGATTTGCAAGTTTTTTCTCGATTAATTTCAAACCTTTTCGGATGAAATTTCGAATCTCTGGATGAGATGAAAGATTTATAAGATATTCGCCAATACTCTTATCTTGACCGAAATATAACTGGAACTGATCTTCCCCCATATCGGAACAAAGTGACTGAAATCCAGGTATATCAAAGATCAAATACCAGGAAATACGATGCTCTTTGAGGTGCTTCAAACAATCGTTCTGAGCTACAGATTTATAATGAGGATAATCACAGAATTGAATCTTTTTCTCGGCACAGAATGTATAGATGAATTTTATCGACTCCTTGATGAACTCCAACTGTTCTGCGGGCGATTTCCTATCGAGAATATTGATATATGCAATACATGTAGATAACCCTTTTGCCGAAGAGAAAAATTTCAAATCGAAGAACTTCTTATCCTCTTGATAAATCTTATACGGTGCCTCGAAAAATGCACTCTTCATAAGATGAGGATACTGTTCGAATGTCTTCTCCAACCTTTGGATATATAAGAATTCAGGTTTTTCCTCAAACCCGTCGAAATTTTTTCTAATTTTAAACGGTTTATTAGCGACCTTTCGAGTCGATGCAAGATACAGATTATATATCTGTTTTTGTTTTTCGGTCATGCGAAAATGAAAATGTTAGTGATTTTATCTTTTAAGTAGTCGATGAAAAATTGAATACCTTCATCTGTAAATTTCACATCCGATATCTCCGACTCTGCCCACACTCTAAACGATGAGATATTTAATATGTTCTCTTTGAAATTAATACAGAGTGAGTTGACCAAAACTGCTGTTTCAACATAGTGCAGGGATGCGCCCCAATCGGATTCCTCGAATGTATGGTTCTGATCTAAAAATTCTAAAAATGCAACATATAATTGTTCCCGATGAAGTTCGATAAGTTTCTCATCCAACGGGACATTAGGCCAAAAGTTCGAATCGGTTAATGCATTTAATGCCGCACCTATAAGAAAGAAAGGCGATCCTACAAAGGCGAAAAGAGGTTTGGATGATAGGTCATTCATTTATTTTATCTTTTTAGATTTGTTTAGCACAGGCCATCTGTAACTCATATATTCTACAATATCATACCATGACGAATCGGTCAAATCAACTAAAACTTGTTGTAGATGGACTTCTTTTCGAAGAACTGTGAAGAATGTGACACACGATATCGGTTTATTCATTATTATCGATAGGAATGACCCTACTTTATTAACTGCTTCTTCGATCTCATTTTTGTGGACGACATCTATTGGGGCAAGAACATTAAGATTTTCGGGTAACATCTCTTTTATTTATTTGATTATAAATAAGAATCAAATATCGTCAAGAGAGAATCCTAACATGTCCCCAGATGCCATAATATCGACATCGGCAAGAGTTGATGTGTCTCTTGTTTCATGTAATCGAAGGGTATTATAATCCACCGACCAAAATCCTGTATGTCCCTTATCGCCATCGCGAACCTTAGCACCGACATAACGTAAAATAGATGCCTCACGATCTTCGTCTGTCTGCCAAATATTAGCATGGAAATCTTCATCTGCAATACTATCCCACGAACCTGAGATTGTATTCAACCCTGGAGATTCTACTCTATGGCTACTGCGATTCAACTGTGCAACAGAAATTCCAGGGGCACCAATATTATATGTTAAACCTCTACATTCTTGGGTTATATACTGAATCTCAGAGTGTTTAGCTTGTTGAAGAGTGCTGGGTCTAAGAAGTGCATGATAATCAAATGCTATCAAATTAGGTTCAAATGCTTTTCTACGTTTCAATAACCCTGAATGTGCCAAGAGAGTCTTTGCTGATGCGCCTTTGGTCGGAAATTCTTTGATGATTAACCTTGATTGGTATTTCGATTTGAAGTCTTCGATGTATTCGTTGATATTGTCAATCTGCGTATCCAACTGTGACATAGCAATACCTGTTAAGATCGAGGAAATACGTTTTGCATAGCGCATTTCAGACATCTCTAATGTATAGAGAAGAACGTGTTTACCTTGCAGTAGAACATTACATATGATATTAGCTAGAACGATTGATTTTCCCACGTTCGTTTCGCCGCCGATGCACCCGAACTGTTTCCCCTCTTCGAAGAAGCCTCCACCAATAGCAGTGTCAAATCCCACATATCCAGTCGAGAACACATTTTGTTTCTCTTGGAGATATTCGACTACCCTGTGTGAGTCCGCGAAATATTCCAATCCTAAATTATCAATGAGGGATATAGAATGAATCTTTTCGTTTTCGATCTGAAATTCATTCATATCGATCTGTTTATCTTTAGCCCTTTCATCGATAGCCTTCTCAAGAAGGGCTTCGAGCTTTCTCTGCCTGATGAAATGTTCAGTATTGCGAATCAATTCCTCTTCGGCATATTCAACATCCAATCCTCGAATAGCTTTTACTGCATTCTCAAGTTTATCCTTTTGTTGGGAAGAGACAACGCGAATTTTTAATTCGGTATTTGTGGGAGTTACATCATTTTCGATGAAGAAATCCTTTATTATACCGATGATACACCCGATGTTCTTATCTTTAAATATACCCTCTTCCAAATAGTCAATACATGAAGCAAGGAAAGGTGAATCTTTTTTAAGAGCATTGACGAATATTACTTTTTCAAAGAAGTCGAGATCAATTTTAATCATTAGGATACAGATACGCTTGAGTTGATATCGTTTCAAGTTCTTTTACATCTAAATCATTTATTTCGGCAAAAAGTAATGCCTCGTCTTCAGATGTTCCTACAAAGTATGTTTCACCCATACGGTAAACATTGTAGGTTTTAGCGGCTGGGATATCTAACCGATATATGGTGCTGTCGCCGAATATTTGAAAAACATAATTTAGAGTCATCCAAAGACTAAAGACGAATGCGATCCACGATGATGCACCATAGGTTAACATGGCTAATATAGCCCATAATGCATAACCTATCGTGCTATAAAATATATCGCTGGGTTTCTTTTTCGCACTAAGAAAAAACGTCTTTGCTTTGTTAGTTATTATTTTAGTTTCCGAGTCCATCCTATTGTTGAGAAAATGACATATTTAGAATTCTGTTATAATAAGGTTTACTCTTCAAATGTTTCTCATAGAACCACATTTCAAAGTATGTATGATCGACTAATTCATCAGTGTCAACATTCTCTTTTATGCGTAATTGTCTATTTTGAAACGCCTTAAACAGTTCACCTACAGAGAGTTTAACGAACCGTCCTGTAGATTCGTCTTTCTTCTCCATTGCCACATCTTCCTCTATCAACTCTATAGTCGCAACATTAGGTTTGTCGATGAAAATACTAGGATATTGGATAGTGACGGTTATCATTAAAGTTTAAATTTCAAGTTAACTGCTTTTTCGAACTCATCATCATTGATCAACGATTCCATGAATTCAACATCGGCTTCTAAATCACCTCTACGTTTAGAGGGCATCTGTTCCGTCCATGATTTATGTTTGTACCATCCTTGTTTAGGTGATAAGATGAACCCCTCTTCGCGGGCAATGTCAAATATACCTGAATATTTTTCAATACCTTTTCCGAATTCCGCAGTGACAGGGAAAGAAGAATTCTCTTTTACATATCGAGATAAACCGGATTTAATAGTGAATGTGAAACCTTGCTGATCTTTACCGTCCATATCCTTAGCTTTAGTGATGAACCAAAGCGTGTGACCTGCATACTGTGCTCCTCTTCCTCCAGCGGCGACTTCTTTACCATAAAGGTCAAGAGTTTGGTAGGAGTGATTGATTATAATCACGGGAATATCTTTTTTAGCAACATGCGGTGTTATAATTCGGAACACACTCTTCAGTTGTTTCGCTCTCGTCATGTCAGACACATCTTTACTATCTAATGCATCTTGAGCTTCTTTCTTCGAGGGAAGCATACCGATAGAGTCAACCGCAATCAAGACATTGTCTCCTTCTTCGATATCATTAACTAAATT